ATACACAATTGAATCCTTTCCTTTTGTACAAGGCAACACCTTATGCCCAAGTGTTCTTAATTCAGCAATTGATTTTGGTTCTGCTGAATCAGCATACACAACTGCGTTTATATCGTTTGCTTTAAATAGGTTTGAAGTATCACTATTCAATAGTTTCTTTTGGTATATAACCTCATCAAATATATAAGCATCGTTGTACTTGTATAATCCAATCAAAGTCGTTGGGTCATTTGAGTAACCAAAATCCATCCCATAGCATAGCAACCTCGCTTCTAATGGCAGCTTAATTTCTTGCCATTCTTTTATACACACACCTTCAAGTGAACCTACTTGACCAAGTCCATATACCTTCCACCAGTTAGCCCAATATTCAGATGTCTTTGCTTTATGCTTTGCTTGTTCTATATCATCTACAATCGTCTGTGGCAACGCTTCGTTGTCTAAATAGGTAAGTGTAATAAAATCCGCATCTGGTTGATTAGCCACTTCCTTATGTGCCCAAAAGTTTGCGGTAGGGTTAAAGTCAATCCAGATATCTCCAGATGTTCTAATTGATAATTGTTGATACGCTTCAAATGGTACATTGTTTGCTTCATTCACATACAATACATTCCTTCTCGCTCCTCTTAATTTATCTGGTTGTTCAACTGAAAAGAACTCAATATAACTACCGTTTGTAAAAGTATATTTTAAAGAAGACCTATTCCATTGTGCATCTCTGTACCTACCAATCTCAATCATTATTTTAAGGAAGTCCTTCATTGCTCCCCTTCTTAAATGTGGTATTGATTCAGATACTACACTTGTTTCTAAATAAGGTGTTCTGATACATCTATCAATAAGAATAGGCAGTATACCAAATGTTTTACCAGCTGATGTACCACCTTGAATTACTTTCTTACGCTTTTTAAGAGCGTGTAACTTTCTTATCGCAGTTGTTGTTTGGAACATTCTATAAATCGAATAGCGGTTGTTCTGATGTTATTGAGATGTCTTTTGTTTCTTTTGGCTTACCATACATATAATTCATATACAATTGAATCGCTTTGAAGTTGCCTTCATCAATCATTAATTTTAGTTTCTTGATTGCTTCGTCTTTGTCAATATGTGCATTTAACATTTCTATTAATTGCATTTCTTCTGCCTTTGATTTTCTACCAGCAGTTTTGTGACCTCCGTTATTTTTTCTTCCATCCATAATTAAAAAAGATTATTATTAAATTTGTATCTACTTATATAATAAGATTACAACCCTATTTTATTAAAGAACTACAATAAGAAATACCTTTAAACAAATCCTCATCGTTTAAATAAAACCATTCTCCAAATGTTCTTTTATCTGAAAACAAAGAATGCAAATGATTTTCTAAATCAAAACAATTATCTTGTTTTGTTAAATAAATTAAATTAACACTACCTAAATGTGTTTTATAGTTTTTATATCTTTTTTTCCAATTTGAAGAATACCCTATTTTATAAATACCATTGTTCTCTATTATGTATAGATAATCTTGTTTTTTTATTGAATCAATTTCAGATAATTGTTTAGTTGCTTTTAGTTTAATAGCATCGTCTTTTAATATTTCGTTTATAAAATTAAAACAATGTTTTTGTATATCAGCAGTTAATCCAATACCTTTTTTTCTACCAGCACCCACTCTTGCACCTCCTCTTCTTTTTATATTACTCATATCAGCTTATCATTTAATTGTTCAATCCATTGCCTTAATCTCTTTTTATTGCAAGTACAAATTTCTGAATATTTATGGTCAAAGTATTTTGCGTGTAATCTACACATTGTTTTAAAATCTTCGTTACTCATCTTGGAAGTAATTCTTTGTTTTACTCCATTCCAGATTAATCTATCTTCTACCATAATTCAATATCGTTTAAGTTTTCTTGTCTTTTATCACAACCACAATCTTCGCCCCATATCTTTTTTACTATCCATTTGATACCAGTATAATATGTAATGCGTTCAATTAAATCTCCTAATTTCATTACTCTAAAATCTTTTTGGTTAATTTGGCTTTTGTCTTTCTGTATGTGTTATACAAAGAATGGTATGTAATGCTGGTTTTGTTTGATAGTTCTGTAATTGAGTATTCGTTCTGAATAAGGTTAAACACTTTCTTATCGTACCAATGCAAATCTTCTAATTCTTTTGTTAGCGTTTCATCTGCTAAATCATAATCAATATATTCTTGTGATTCTAAATCTAAAACCAAATCTAAAGATACTTTGTTTTCTTTTTTCTTCTTGTTATACATTTGTAAGAATGAAGTTCGTAGTGTTAAATATATGTAGTAATAGTTTACATCATCTCCGTATGATATATTCAATCCCTTTTTCAGCATCTTTCCAATTATAAGATACATATTGCCAACAATATCTTCAGCTTCATCTTTGGTGCATCCAAACTTAATAACTGTATTTATCCACTTGTTATGTGATTCAAAAACCTTTTCTAACATATATAAAATTATTGTATAAATATACAAATAATAGTAAAAAAAGTTATAAACAAAAAAGAAAGTGATTCCAGAGTATAGCTACCCCAAAACCACTTTATATTATTAAATTTATACTATATGTTTTTGATTATTTTTGTAGATGAATATTTTTGTTTTTATGTATAATATTTTATCATATATATAATAAGTTTTTATGCCAAATTTACAAGATATACTATATTATTTTCTTATAGTTAAATCAATTACTATAAGTTTTTCTTATACTTGTATCTAATGTAACCATTCTCTAAATGCCTTGAATCAATCCATCCAGTAACTGGGTTCATTTTATAGTTGTTCTTTCTTTGTTGAACTTCTTTGTGCTGCATTCTTTTGAACTCTTCAAGTGTTTGTGATTCTTCCATATTTATTTTTTTACCAAGTTCCAGCTAATTGTCCAGAACATTCAATTACTTCATATTCATTTTTTGCTTTCCATTCCCAAGATTTAACTCGTAGTTTAACCAACTCCAATATCTCTGGTCTTCTTTCAAACTCTATGTTGCTAATAAACACTTCTAAAGCATCCATTCCTATTTTCTTTTGTCTTATATCAATATCTTTTATCTTTTCCTTAAAAGCTATCTTTTTACGTTTCTCCCTTTTAATACCCAATTCTTTTTGGTCTAAAAAGTACACATCGTAAAATTGTCTGAATCTTTTGAAACTTGCATAGTATGTTCCAATCTTTGTTAGTGCGTGATAGATTGATGCCCTATTTGTAATTCTTCCTTTTGATTCAAGGAATTCTGCAATCATTCTATCATTCATTAAGTTTAGTTCTTTTAATATCTTATAAAACAAACATCTTACATAAGCATCTTCTGGTCTTCTCTTTCTACTGTGCAAATCAAAATCAGTTAGCTTAATATAATTATCTAATAATTCATTTGCTATTTCTTCGTTGTAGTGTAATTTGTGCTTCATATTATTCAATCGTTTCTGCTCCATTTTCTGTTAGTATTTTATCTGATGTTTTAATCAGTTGTTCTTTATCTTGTGAATAAGCCATACAAACCTCTTGAATTTTTGTAAAGTCATTAAAATCGAACTTTGTTAATATCCATTTCACAAACTCTAATTTATTTGCAACCAGCTTATCTCCTAAATCTTTTTCATCAACCTCTTCAACTTTAGCAAAGTAGTTTGTTTCTATTTCAATCAAATCTTTTATCACTCTGTTAACGTGATTCTTTGTTTGATGTCTAAATAATCCAGATGCTTTTGCTTCCTCTAAAAAGTGTAGGTTTACAAATGATGTTATTATTGCTCCACTTACTTGTTCTATTTGTTTATTCGTCATAATTAAAACATTGTTATTTGATTGTTATTATTTTGCTTTGTGATACCAATAGCAGTTTCTAATATTGTTTTACCAGCTTCGTAATCAACAAGGTTTCTTGCCATTTTTTGTCTTGATTGTTTTCCTTTGTATTTTGTAAAGTCGTAATCGTGAAATTTAGACAAAACATTAATTAAATCTTTTGTTCTTCCTAAATCTGGATTTTTTCTATCACTTACAATATTAGGTAAATTAAAATTAGTCCAATACAAATGTCTGTTTCTTTCTTTTGCTGGAATTAATGGAGTGTAAAATGGTATTACATTCTCAACCACATACTTTCCATTAAAGTAATGCTCTAAAAAAATTATCTCTTGATATAGTTTCATATCTGGATATTTCATTTCTCTTTTTGTTTTCATAGATAAATTAAACCTACTATGAGTTGGACAAGGAGGGGAACTCCATATAAAATCAAATTCTTTATAATGGTCAAGTAAATATTGGTGTGCATCCGATACTATTACTGTATCATTAGGAAAACGTTCTTGATACAACATTGCAGCTTCTGGGTCAAGTTCAACCGCTGTTACTTCTATATCTGTTACTTCATCCCACTTGTATCTATTACCGCCTAAACAAGCGTATAAATTTAATATCTTCATAATTTAATATCTGTTTTGTTCGTATTTCTCTTCGTTGTAATATCTCTTTGTTAATTCAATTTCATTATCAAGTAAATTGTTTAGGTGCTTGTAAATAAAATTAGCACCTTCTTCTGTTAGTTGATACTCTTCTTCGCCAATCCAAATGTTTGTGTGTAGCACATCATCTTTTAAATGTAAATCAATTAGATGTTCATCAGTATCTAAATATAAAGTTACTTCATTTGGCAGTTGCTCATTGTACCAGCTATCTTCTGATTCAAATTCTGGTTGTATTATTTTAATTATGTTTTTTAGTTTACTATCCATTACATTTTGCTTTTTGTATTTCTAATTCTATATCGAACTTTAATAGTTTTAATTCGTTTTTTAAATAGGCATTGTTAGTTCTACCAATTAAATACTGTATTCTGTCAAATCTTTCTTCCATTATCTAAACATTACTATTATCATAACTGCTAACCAGAATGCGAAAAACATCCCCAACAATATCATCATAAAATTAAAAAACAATTCAATACCCTTTCTTAATATTTTATTTATCATATCTTAAATATTAAAAATTAAACTTACAACTGTTCTTGTAGTAAAATACCCTACAATAATAATTAATGATACTAAACAAATCTTTTCTGTTTGCTTTCCTATTCTTGCTGCTCTACTTAAATTTTTCATCTTGTTTGTTTTAGTTTACGAACATTTGCAAATTTCTCTTTTTGCTCAAGCTATTTAAAATATCTTTGTTTTAAATAATTATTCTGTACTCGATTTTGTTTGTTCGCTTATTTTAAAGGGAGATTTTACCCTCCCATTTTTTTTTATTTTAAAGAATCTAATTCTGTTTGTACTTTAGTCACAAAATTTAAAGAATATTTTAAGTGGTCTAATATAGTGTTAGCCATTAAATACTCAAAACTTGATTGTCCAAAAGTTTCGCTTGTATAATCTCTTTTGTCTTTGTCTAATGCAGCTACTAATTTTTCTTGTTTTTTAATAGCTCTTTGTAATTGTTTTAAATCTTTCATAATATTTTATTTTAGTTATTATCGTTAAGCAAATCTAATACTTATTTACTTATAAAAAAAACTTATTTACATTTATTTTTATTTAAGCAAAAAAAAGAGAAGCTAATTTGCTTCCCTTAATCTTTCAATTTCTCTTTCAAGATAATCTTTTGCCTTTAATAAATCTTGTAATTCATCTTTCTTTTTACCAGCCCTACATATATACTTCAATATGTTTCCTCTGGAGAAGTTAAGATTAAAATCGTTTATTACATCGATTACATCGTAATCTTTGCCGTTGTCATAATGTGTTTGTGTTGCTCTCATATTATATATTTAGTTACTAATTCTGTTTCGTTTATTAATTCATTTTGTTCTAAACAATAAGCCATAACTCTTGTTTGTCTTAATTT